ATGGTGAAGAATGAGAGCCGGATTATTGAGCGCCTTATGGGCTCGGTGAAGGGCAAGGTGGACGCAGTTGTACTCTGCGATACGGGATCTACGGATGACACTGTGACCAAGGCCACAGCGTGGCTGGGGGCCAATGATATGTCTGGAGCCGTTTTCGAATATCCTTTTGTTAACTTTGGCAAGAGTCGGACAGAGTCCTTCCACTGCTGTCAGCGCTGGGTGACTGAGATGGGCTGGAACGCTGCGAAGACCTGGGCTCTTCTTCTCGACGGTGATATGATGCTGTCAGAACCTGTGAAGCTTCTTCAGCTCGCAGAGCTCGGGCCGGAGCAGGCCGGTGTGTCTCTCAGGCAGTCAGCGGGCAGCCTCATTTACAGCAATGTGCGGCTTCTACGGTGTTCGGAGCCCTGGATCTGTAAGGGCGCCACGCACGAGGCGTGGACCTGTCCTCCTAATCGGCACACGACTCTGCTTCATACTCCTGTCCTCATTGACCACGGCGATGGCGGCTGTAAGGCAGATAAGTATCCTCGGGACGTGAGGCTTCTGAAGGAGGACTTGGAGGAGATGCCCAACGACGCCCGAACCCATTTTTATCTCGGCCAGACCTATCTCTGTATGCGGGATTGGCCAAATGCTATTGCGACTCTGAAACGTCGTATTGAGATTGGGGGTTGGGATGAGGAGGTCTATATCGCCCGTCATTATCTGGGCGAGTGCTATGAGAATGCTGGACAGCCAGCCGACGCCATCTATACCTTGTTAAACGCATGGCAAGCTCGCCCCTTTCGTACAGAGGCACTGATACGGGCTATTCGGCTCTATAGACGAGAGTCCAAATCCCAGCGGCTAGCGATGATGCTGTTCGAGAAGCTCTTTCTGGCGCAGACGGGCGAGGACTTCATGAGCGGAGCCAAGCTTGCGGCCCCCCTCCAGAATCATGACCAGCTCTTTGTGAATCGCCGGGACGTCGAGCACGATATGTGGGAGGAGCTCGCCATTCTGGGATTCTATGTGGATGCGAAGCCCCAGACATGGTTACGGCTAGATGAATTTGATCTGAAGAACAAGCTGAACTGGCATGAATTCAATGGGATTTTTGCCCACCTTCACTGGTACGATTGGTGCCTGAAGCCGAGGCGCCAAACACGCTTCCAGATTCCTTTGGAGCGGCTTCCCTGGGCCGCAGAGCCCGAGGCCGGCTGCTGGCAGCCCTTTAATCCCAGTATCCGTGTGAAGCAGGATGGGAGCGGCTATCTGGTGAATCTGCGCTGCGCCAACTACTACACGGCCGAGGCAAAGCATTATCATTACCGGGCATTCCATGGAAAGGTCTTGACTCGAAACTGTCTGATCGATGTCCCACGAGAGGCTGGTTGGAACAATCCGGCAACTCTCAAGGAAATTCAGATTGATGATAAATTCTCCCAGCACGATCACTACATTCGAGGAATCGAGGATTGTCGTCTGATTCAGGGGACGGCGGAGCTCGAGTTTCTCGGCACATCCCAGTCCTATTCCGATAATAAGACGAATAAGATTTTCCATGTGTGGAAAAAGGCTGAGGAGTCCACGTGGAGTCTGAAGCAGATGCCGCTGCCACCTGGCGTCAACCCTGGGGACACGCAGAAAAACTGGCTGGGCTTTCGGGACCCGCAGGGAGACTTGAACTATATCTACAACTTTTCTCCCTTTCGGATCTGTAGGGCAGATGGATCCCTGCGGGTAGAGGTAGATACCACAAAGGGGCCACTGAGTCTCAAAGAGTATCGAGGATCTGCTGGCCCGGCCTCCTGGAAATCTACAGTGGTTCCTGAGGAGGCCTTTCTCTGCGTGATGCACAAGGTCTATGTCGGCGATGAGGGGCGTCGCTACTATCATCGCTTCATGACACTCGATAAAGAGTATCGTCCCTCTCGTGTCTCCTGTTTTGTGCGCTTCACCAAGGAGCGTGTCGAGTACTGGTCTGGGATGTGTCCCAGCCTGGAGGGAGATTCCTATTGGATCACCTACGGGACTAGGGACTCTGAGGCCTACATTGCGGAGATGCTCTTTACCGACGTGGAACCCCTCCTCATGTACAACATGAAAACGGGCGCCGTTCAGAATACGGTGGACCGTCTGAAAACATTATCTAACATCTAAAAAATGGTATTTGGTTCACTATGGGACCTTTTTCTTGATCCAATCATCGCATTATCCATCTTTGTCGTATTTTTAGTAGGATATCTGACGTTTATAAGCATGGAGGGAGGATTTTCGGAAAAGTTCCTTCATTTTGGACCAGGAACAACGCCAGAAAATACGGCGAACTTTTTGGGAGTAAAAATGGATACGTGGAATAAGGTTATAATCATGTATGGTATTAGTTTTTTCTCTGCACTGGTGACACAATACTATAAAACTGCAGTAGGGATGAATCTTCATTCCTATATCTGGAATCGTGCAACACCTGTGATTCCGTATTCGAAGGCGCCAACTCTGTTCGTGCTTTTTGTCGACCCTATCATTGATGAAGTGAATGCAGTAATCATGTTCTTAACCACGCTTACTCTTCAGCTCCAGTTTATTATACCACAGGCTCTTGGGTCGTATGTAGCCTATATTCCTGGAATGCTTGCAAGACTCAGAGACAAGACATTTGACCCCAGCGCTAAGAAGTGATACCGTATTCGGCGCTTCACGGCATAGTTATTTTAGCACAACACGGTAGGATGATTTACATAAGCGGTATAGTTTCATTGATTATTCAGCTTATTGTTGGAGTGATTGACTACCTCGCATTAAAGATAGAACTAGATTCCACAGATCAGCTCTTAAAGGATTTATTAGAGGTCGAACTTGCTGTTCAGGTAGTTGAATTCATCTTTTATATTTGGTTAATATACTACTTCAATCAAGTATCCCGAAATATCACTCCCTATCGTTATTTAGACTGGGCAGTTACGACACCCCTAATGTTGATTACACTTTCGGCCTTTCTACAGCATGATGGAACAACAACGAATCGATTAAGCGATTTCCTCTCGAATCATACTGCTTCAATCATACACATCGTTCTCTTAAATGCCGCAATGTTGCTCTTTGGCCTCATTGGCGAATTTGGGTACTTGTCACACTATACATCTACGGCCTTGGGATTTATCCCATTCGCCTTAAACTTCGCATACATTAAAGAGAATTTTTTGCCCTCATCCGAAGATCCATTTAAAAATGCTGTGTTTTATTGGTTTGTCTTTTTCTGGGCCCTGTATGGAGTATTTGCGGTTATGAAATATTCAATTAAAAATACTGGATATAACATATTGGATATCTTTGCGAAAAACTTCTTCGGGCTCTTTTTGGCCTATATTATATGGTCAAAATCTCAGACTGTTAAGAAGGACTAAGCTCCCAGATCTGCGCATCAAACGCTAGAACTCGCTTCCCCGCACGTTTGATTTCCTCGACGAGTGTTACCATCCCCAGCGGATACGAGCCATTGATTCGGCCTGGAAGATGTTCTGCGCCGTTCCGATGAACGGTACCCGCCGTAGAGAAGGTCGAGCCATCCTGCGCAAAGGTGGTAAAGGCCATGGTTTCCCATAAGATGCTGCCGTCTCGGAAGAGAAAGGCACGCTCTGACCACCGATTATCGGTACCAAGATGTTCTTGGTAGCGATAAATGTTCTCTAGGCGAAAGCTCTTGGTTTCCTTGGGAAAGGTGACTTGCATTCTCTACTTTATTCGGGTAAAGGATACAGTTCAATTTTTAGAATGGGTGGGAGCGAACTATCTGCGACTGCGGCTCTTGCGACTCTTGCGAGAGGTGCGACTCTTGCGACTGCGACTCTTTCTCTTGCGAGTTCCACCGCCACCTTGAGCATGTGTTTTAATGTATGCCTTTATTCTTCTAAATAATATTTTTATCTGGTCAGCTGATAAAGTTTCATTACTGGCCTTATCTGATAATGCGAATATCTCCTCATCAAGTTCGCCTACATTGCCCTCCCCAACTGCTTCCTTGTAGCCCTCAAAGGTATCATTATCAGGATCAAGCCCATCCTCTCCTACAGCCTCTTCAATATATCCATATATAGCGTCACAAGCATCTGTATATGTCTCATCTGTCGGTTCATCTACGTATTTTTTTAACACTTTTTTAAGTGACCTGTAACGTTTAATACTACTCATCTGTATATTTTATCTTTAGATATTATTTCAACCCATCTAAAACCGGCTAAATCGGAACCAACGTGGCTGAGTGTCCCGCTGGGTCCACTCGGCCCGAACTGTCTCCTTGAAGGTGAGGAAGTCCATATCGGAATCGGGCTCGAACTTCTGAACCTTGTAATCCATATCGAGATAGTCGAAATAATCATAATGCTTCGTATCGGATGTCTCGTACATGTAGCACTGAATGGTAATACAGGTCTCTGTCCCGATATTCTTCAGCTGATGAATCTGATTGAGCCCAGGACTAATCCAGGTGACATCATCCTTTTTGAAGGAGGCCTGCGCAAACGCATTTGCCGCACCCAAGAAGGGAAAGAGGCTGACATTGATAGCGCCGCTGAGAACCCGAACAACTGCACTAGAGCTCCCGTGATTATGGATCGGAGAGTAGTGTCCAGGAGGCCAAATCTCCATCACGTAGGGAACGCCAGGAGACTCGCCGTTATTCTCGCCGAGGGTGATCCGAAGATAGGTCTCCTCGGGATTGGGCTTACCGAACTCATTCGCCTTTGCCTTCAGCCGCTCATAGCACCAGAGACCCGGTGTGGCGATACTGCGCTCAATGGCCTTCACAAAGTCGGGGAAATCGGGTGTGGCCAGGCTGAACTTCTTGCCCGAAATACAGTTATACAGCTTTTGAGAGGTGAGGGACAGGTTCGCCACGGGCATATAGGCGCCAGCCGCAATATCATCCATAGTGAGCTCATCAGTGGGCTTTACAGTGAGAGGGACTGAACCTGTAATAGGGTCACGCAACAGACTGCGAATCTGTGCGCCTCTGGGCTTCACGGCGATCAAAGTCTCCAGAAAGGCCTTTTGGTTCTGGAGCTGGAAACTATAGATGCCGGTTCCAAACCGGGCCTCGCCGACTCCTGCCTGGATGCGCTGATTGTGTGCATCGAGGCTCACCCAATAATAGGCACCCTTTTCCTTAGACAGACCCTGTTTATTGGTTGGATCAATGAGGGGCTCCAGACTGGGAAACAGATGCGCCTGCACATCCGTGTCGGAGAACTCTACAGTGATACCTGAACCGGATGTATCTGTGAGGCGGAGAGTACATGCCTCTGATGCATCAAAAAGGATGGTGCCTTGGCCGGCAATAATAAGGTTCGCCGTTTCCACGGGAGCGCCGAGAAAGAGGGCTTTTGGAACGGGCATCTACAAAAACTCTATATAAATCTTAAAGCCTCTACTTTAGGCATATACGCTCAAGGTGACCAGCCCTGCTGCGAGGCGGTCAAGAGCTTGCTGTATTGTTGTTGGCGCAGTCCCTGTCCAATCAGCGGGCGTGGTTGGGGTATAATCAGATACCATAGGGCCAGTAGGGCCTGTGTCACCCGTTGGTCCTGTTCCAATAGACCCTGTGTAGCCTGTAGGTCCTGTGACGATAGAAGGGTTGCCAGTAGGACCTGTATTCCCTGTAGGGCCTACCACACCTGGGACCATGAAGGATAGATATGTAGGAAGGCCACTAATAACATTGGCTAGAACTGTAGTATTAAAAAACGCATTTTGATATCTAACAGTACCGGTGATAAGCCAGTGTGTAGTGACATAGGAATAACTTGTGAATTCAAGGATTAGAGTGTTTGTACCATCGGCCAGCGTTATAAAGGGTGCAGGAGTATTATTACCATATGAAGCTAGATAAGCAGGTATGAGAGTGACCCAAGGCGTTACATTCGTTCTATAGGTATCAACAATATTTACACGCAGATAGGCAGTATAAGGAGTAGATGGCGCAGTATAGTTGCTAGTATCAATCTCTATTCCTCCAGAAGAAGCTTCATTTCCATTATTGAGGTATGTAACAAGAGCAGGATTACCATATGAACCTGTTGAGCCAGTGGTATCTTTGGATGACCCTACTGGCGCAAAATGGATGTTTTTGACTATTGCACCAGCTGAACCTCCAGGAACACCAAGGTAAAGAGCATTTCCTATGTTACGAGCAATGCTACGCACTTGGACGCCATCGACATAATATCTTACCAAATCACCATCATACAGAACCATGAACACAGTACTCGTCGTATAGGCTCCTACACTACCTCTATTATTACCAACTTCATACATATTTGCAGTTCCATCGCTACTAAACTCAAATCCATAGTTCATATCACTGTAGCCAACGTTATTGGTCGTTTCAGATAGACCAAAGAAAATCCTTTTATCTGTTTGAGCAAGGCTACAGCTCGCATAGACACCATTGATAAACCCTTCAACTGAATATGCAGCATCTTGGCTTCCACCACCCTGACTATTGGATCGAACACTGGTTTGGGATAAAAGGGTCATTCCATTGAGTAAACTCCAGGTGAATGTCGCAGGGCCTTGGGCGCCAGTAGGGCCTGTATATCCTGTCCCGCCAACAAAGCCAGTAGGGCCTGTACTGCCAGTGGGACCTGTTTCGCCAGTGGGACCTGTTCCAAGAGGCCCTGTATTGCCGGTAGGGCCTGTACTGCCAGTGGGCCCTGTCTCACCAGTAGGGCCTGTTCCAAGAGGCCCTGTGATGCCCGTAGGGCCCGTAGCGCCTGTGTTACCCGTATCGCCAGTCGGGCCTGTATTTCCAGTATAGCCAGTAGAGCCTGTAGGACCAGTATCGCCCGTGGAGCCTGTATCACCTGTGGGGCCTGTTCCAAGAGGCCCAGTATAGCCAGTGGGACCTGTATCCCCAGTGGGGCCCTTCTCACCTGTAGGGCCCGTGTTTCCAGTATAGCCAGTAGAGCCAGTAGGGCCTATGTCGCCAGTAGCGCCTGTGTCGCCCGTGGGGCCTGTTCCAAGAGGCCCAGTATAGCCAGTGGGACCTGTATCCCCAGTGGGGCCCTTCTCACCAGTAGGGCCTGTGTTTCCAGTATAGCCAGTAGAGCCTGTAGGACCAGTATCGCCTGTGGAGCCTGTATCCCCAGTGGGGCCAGTTCCAATAGGTCCTGTATAACCAGTAGGACCAGTATCACCAGTGGGACCCTTCTCACCAGTAGGGCCTGTGTTTCCAGTATAGCCGGTAGAGCCAGTGGGGCCAGTATCGCCCGTGGGGCCTGTATGTCCAGTAGGTCCTGTTCCAATCGGTCCTGTATAGCCAGTGGGGCCTGTATCACCAGTGAAGCCTGTATCACCTGTGGGACCAGTTCCAATAGGTCCAGTATAGCCAGTGGGGCCTGTATGACCAGTAGTTCCCGTTCCAACTGCGCCAGTAGGGCCAGTGAAGCCAGTTCCACCACCACCGCCAGTTCCACTGTACCCACCACCCAGTAGACTGTATCCGACATTCGGCAGAATGCGCCGAGCAGCTATACTGCGGCAAGTGTTGGTAAAGAGAGTATTTGAGAGGCTCGTCCAGGTCGTTCCATTATAGGAGTAAGCCATGGTCGAACTACCATTTGCGCCTGCGACCCATAACGACCCATTCCATGCTAGACTGTTGACTATATCATATTGGCCAGTGAAAGTAAAGCCAATCCCAGTCCAGGTGATTCCATTATAGGAATATGCCATAGTATCATATGCACCAGTTCCCCCTGCGAGCCACATGCTCCCATTCCACGCCACACAGTAACAGGTTGTAAAAATGGCGGTTCCAGAGGCCGATGCAGTCCAGTTGATTCCATCTGTGGAATAAATCACTGAATTCGTTCCTTCGCCACCCATTACCCAGAGTGAGCCGTTCCATGCCACAGCATAGGCTTGTGTCGTAATAAGCGCATTTGCAGAAGTTGATGCCGTCCAGGTGATTCCGTCAGAGGAATAGCCCACGCTTCCAACTCCTCCAGCTACAAATAAAGTTCCATTCCATGCGATATGAAAAAATGAGTTACTGAATACCCCATTTCCACTTGCAGAAGCAGTCCAGGTGATTCCATCGGTAGAATATATCACTTGGTTTGTTCCGCTGCCCCCTGCGACCCATCTCGAGCCACTCCAGGCCACGGCGTAACATGCTGTTGTTAAAAGCGCATTTCCAGAAGTGGATGCTGTCCATGTTATTCCATTGGAGGAATAGGCCAGGGTATTGCCTCCTCCTTGGCCACCTGCAACCCAAATGGACCCATTCCATACTACCGTGTCCACACGGCTAAAGAGTGAATTTCCAGACGCAACCCAGTTGATTCCATTGAACGAATAGGCGAGCTGGTTCACGCCCAAACCGCCGGCCACGAGGAAGGTCTCAGAGAGCGTCGCAGCGCCGGCAGCGCCAGTAGGGCCCACAATCGGCTTCAGATTGTAGCCAATATAGGGGAGAATGCGGCGAGACGCAAAGGGGCCCATGCCTCCTGCGACTGACGTAGCTCCAGTATTTACTGTCCAGGTGATTCCATCGTACGAATTGAATATTCTATTAGCTTGACCGTTGTATGCGCCGTTCACAGTCCATACCGATCCATTCCATCCAACACCGTATGCGCTATCCATAAGCGGAAGCGCCGAAGTAGAAAGAGTCCAGTTGATTCCATTATAAGAATACGCCAAAGGGTTTGTACCACTACCACTATTTGTATATCCTGCAGCAACCCAGATACTTCCATTCCATGCAACTGCTTGGCAGTACCCCAGAAAGATACTGTTACCAGAACTAGATGGTGTCCATGTAATACCATCATACGAATAGGCAAGCCTATTAGTACCGCTACCTCCTGCGACCCAAATCTGGCCGTTATATGCTGTTGTAAGTACGTAATTATCAAACACGACAGTCCCAGTAGAAGTCTGAGACCAGGTGATTCCATCCGTTGACGTGTATACGTTGGGAGTCTGCGCCCCCAGCACAACAAACTTTGTTCCATCTGACGCAATCGCGCGTGAACTAAAGCCAAAGCCAGTTCCAGATGCGGATTCCGTCCAGTTGATTCCATCGTAGGAATACGCAACTATTGGCGCATATGGAAAGGTCACCGCTGCGCCAACTGCTACCCAGACTGCGCCATTCCAGGTCAGGCCATAGGCGCTCTGGAAGAGCTGAGTAGGAGAAAGGGTCCAGTTGATTCCATCAGCGGAGTAGCCTACTCGCCCACCTAGAGCATTACTATACCCAGAACCGACCCATATGACACCATTGTAGGCTATGGACGACATGGTATTACCAAATACACTCTGCATAGACGCAGAAGTATTCCAGGTCAGGCCGTCGTAGGAATATCCAAAGAAATTTCCAGAATAATCAGCTCCAGCCACGCAGAAGTTTTCTGTTACTGTGGTTAGGGTCAGGGGGCCGGTGGGGCCCGTCGCACCAGTGTTCGAGGCATCTCCTGCTGGGCCTGTGAAGCCTGTAGGGCCCGTATCACCTGTGGCGCCCGTATTGGTTGCTGTCCCTGCGGGTCCTGTCGCACCCGTCTTGCCCGTGGGACCCGTCGCACCAGTATTGGTAGCCGTGCCTGCGGGACCTATTGGGCCTGTAGAACCTGTGCGGCCAGTTGGACCTGTGAAACCCGTTGCGCCAGTATTGGTGGCCGTGCCCGCTAAGCCCTGTGGCCCTGTCTGTCCTATCCTGCCTGTAGGGCCTGTATTACCGGTTGCACCAGTATTTGTTGCAGAGCCAGGAATACCTGTGGGCCCTGTTCTGCCTGTAGGGCCTGTCCAGCCAGTGTAACCTGTCGGACCAGTATTTCCTGTTAAGCCTGTCCAGCCAGTGTAACCTGTGGGCCCACCAATACTAAACAGAGTCCAGTATGAGGAAGATGTAGAGGGCTGATTTGCCGTGCTGGCCAGAATACAGATATATGCATTATTATTTATCGTATCCACCACGAGATCATTTACAGTATAGGCTGTGCCGCTGTTCCATAGACCTCTAGGAATCAGCGGTGTTCCTGGCGCACCCGTATTACCTGTAGGACCTGCGCCACTAAAGAGGGCCCAGTAGGTGGGAGATGTGGAGGGCTGCTGGGCCGTGCTACCGAGAATACTGATATAGGTATTATTATTGAGCGTATCGACAACGAGGTCATTGAGAATATAAGCTGTACCGCTATTCCATAGGCCTCTGGCGGTAAGAGTGGAGCCAGCAGGGCCTGTATAACCTGTGGGGCCCAGACTAGAATAGAGGGTCCAGTACGTGGGAGAGGTAGAGGGCTGCTGGGCCGTGCTACCGAGAATACTGATATAGGTATTATTATTGAGCGTATCGACGACCAGGTCATTTACACTGTAGGCTGTACCGCTGTTCCACACGCCTCTGGCGGTAAGAGTGGAGCCAGCAGGGCCTGTATTACCGGTAGCACCTGTTACGCCGGCGACACCAGTGGGACCTGTTACACCCGTTGCTCCAAAGCCAGTGGGGCCAGTGGCTCCTGTTGCTCCAAAGCCAGTAGGGCCTGTTACGCCTGCTACACCAGTGGGACCTGTGACCCCTGTTGCTCCAAAGCCAGTAGGGCCTGTGGCTCCTGTTGCGCCAGCAGTACCAAAGCCAGTAGGACCTGTAACCCCCGTTGCTCCAAAGCCAGTAGGGCCTGTGGCGCCTGTTGCGCCAGCAGTACCAAAGCCAGTAGGACCTGTTACGCCTGTTGCTCCAAAGCCAGTAGGGCCTGTGGCGCCTGTGGCGCCAGCAGTACCAAAGCCAGTAGGGCCTGTTGCGCCTGTTAAGCCCGTTGCTCCCAATCCAGTTGGCCCTGTTGCGCCAGTGTTCACGGCAGTTCCAGCAGGGCCCGTTGAACCGGTGGCGCCAGTCATACCTGTGGTACCATTAAACCCTGTAGGGCCCGTCGATCCTGTGTTCGCAGCCTCACCGCCTGGACCAGTTGAACCAGTAGGCCCTACAGAACCAGTGAGACCTCTAGGGCCCGTTGCTCCCGTGTTTGCGGCCTCACCGCCTGGTCCTGTATCACCCTGAGGCCCAAAATCACCGGGAGGGCCGGGCTCTCCTGTATATCCCGTATAGCCCGTCCAGCCTGTCCAGCCCGTTACACCCAGAGGGCCCGTTGGGCCAACCCGACCAGTGGGGCCTGTGACTCCCTGTATGCCCTGAGCGCCGGTGGGACCTAAAGAGCCAGTGGGTCCTGTCGGTCCAGTTGCTCCAAATCCTGTAGGGCCTGTGCGTCCCGTGGGACCTGTCCCTCCTGCGCCGGTTGCGCCAGTCGCACCGGTTTGACCTGTAGGTCCCGTCCACCCCGTGCTCCCTGTTACCCCAGTTGGGCCTGTTAGGCCTGTAGGTCCCGTCGACCCGGTGGGACCTGTAGAGCCCGTGGAGCCTGTCGGTCCGGTGGGCCCTGTCCATCCTGTTACCCCCGTGGGCCCTGTCCATCCTGTAGGACCCGTCCATCCTGTAGGGCCAGTGGGGCCTGTGCTTCCCGTTGCGCCAGTAGAGCCAGTGGGGCCTGTGTGGCCTGTGGGGCCGGTAGCACCCGTATTGACGGCTGTGCCAGGAATACCTTGATCTCCCGTGGGCCCAGTGTATCCAGTGTAGCCAGTGTCACCTGTGTTACCAGTATCACCCGTGTAGCCAGTTGGCCCAACAAGGCCAAACGGGCCAGTCTGCCCACGTGCGCCAGTGGGGCCAGTTACTCCAGTTCCAATCGCCCCAGTCGAGCCAGTAAATCCAAAGGGGCCGGTAGGGCCAGTAATGCCCGGGATCCCCTGTAGGCCAGTTGCGCCAGTGTTTCCTGTGGGGCCCTGACTACCTGTGGTACCCGTTACGCCAGTTGGACCAGTAGCACCAGTATTTGTCGTTGAGCCAGGGCGGCCAGTGGGGCCAGTGGGGCCAATATCACCCTGTGGTCCAACCTCTCCAGGATCGCCTTTATCTCCAGTATTTCCTGTATCGCCTGTGGATCCAGTATCACCCGTGGCGCCAGTATTTGTTGCCGTCCCTGCGGGGCCAGTTGGACCTGTTGCAGTTATCCCAGTTGGGCCAGTCGCACCAGTATTGCTTGCGATGCCGGGAGGACCAGTCGATCCTGTGTAGCCAGTAGGACCAGTTGCGCCGAATCCAGTGGGACCCGTTCTTCCCGTAGGACCAGTACTACCTGTTACTCCGGTGGAGCCAAATCCTGTAGGACCTGTATTACCCGTAGCACCGGTCAGGCCGGTAGGGCCAGTCACGGTTGACTGCGCACCAGTAGGGCCAGTATTACCCGTGTTCCCTGTGGGCCCAGTAGGACCGGTCCATCCTGTAACGCCAGTCGGACCCGTGTTCCCTGTGGGGCCGGTAGGACCCGTGCGACCCGTAGGACCCGTTGGACCCGTAACACCAGGGTCACCCTTGTCACCCATCGGGCCAATATCTCCTGGTTGCCCTACCTGTCCCTGTAATCCTCTACATCCAGTCGGGCCAGTCACACCCGTGTCACCCGTACATCCCTGCGGCCCATCTGGCCCTGTACCGCCACGAGTACCTGTAGGACCAGTTCTACCTACTCCAGTTGGCCCTGTGAATCCAATCGGCCCGGTAGGACCGGTTGTTCCTGTTGCGCCAGTGTTTGCAGCAGTACCAGCGGGTCCAGTCGGCCCAGTTCTTCCATTTGAGCCCACGGACCCTACGGGCCCAGTGGGACCAGTTCGTCCAGTTTGGCCGGTGGGCCCCGTATTTCCTGTTGCGCCAGTATTTACAGCAGAACCTGGAATACCTGTAGGACCAGTGGGGCCAGTGCGACCCGTTGCTCCAGTATTCGACGCAACGCCACCCGGTCCTATAGGACCAGTGGGGCCAGTGCGACCCGTTGCGCCTGTAACACCAGTAGAGCCAGTTGCGCCGGTACGTCCCGTAAATCCGGTAGGCCCCGTTGCGCCAGTATTCGTAGCAGTTCCTGCTGGACCCGTGAATCCAGTTGGCCCAGTGTATCCCGTGGGCCCGGTTGCTCCAGTATTTGCGGCCTCACCCCCAGGTCCCGTATAACCCGTAGAGCCTGTAAATCCAGTTGGCCCTGTTGCACCAGTATTCGTCGCAGTTCCTGCGGGCCCAGTAAATCCAGTGGGGCCTAGAGAGCCGGTGGGTCCCGTAGAACCCGTGGAGCCGGTGGCTCCTGTAGAACCCGTGGAGCCGGTGGGTCCCGTAGAACCCGTGGAGCCCGTATCACCTGTATTACCCGTGTTACCTGTGGGGCCGGTTGCTCCTGTCGATACAGCTGTACCAGGGGTTCCTTGTAGACCAGTAGGACCAGTTGCGCCAGTATTCGTAGCAATACCTGGGAGGCCCTGATATCCTTGTGGCCCAACGTCACCAGGCTGCCCCATAGGGCCTTGTGGCCCACGGCACCCGGTGAAGCCTGTCGCACCCGTTGCGCCAGTCATAGTCGCAGTCCCATCTATACCAGCTGGTCCCCGCAATCCAGTAGGGCCCGTGCTTCCTTGTGCGCCAGTTGCGCCAGTTGCGCCAGTGTTAGTCGCGGTTCCTGCGGGTCCTGTTGCGCCAGTACATCCGGTGTAGCCTTGTATTCCTGATGGGCCAATGGGGCCAAGACGACCCGTGGGCCCAAAAATCCCAGTAGGGCCGGTGGGGCCAGTTGCGCCAGTATTAACCGCTGTTCCCATCGGGCCAGTCATGCCGGTGGGCCCAGTTGTGCCGGTGGGGCCGCTCGGACCGCTGGGGCCGCTGGGACCAGTCGCACCGGTGTTTACAGCAGAGCCAGGAAGACCAGTGGGCCCAGTTGCGCCAGTCGGACCCGTTCGCCCGGTTGCTCCAGTATTGGTAGCAGTTCCTGCGGGCCCAGTAAACCCTGTGGGCCCAGTATAGCCAGTAGGACCCGTTGCTCCAGTATTCGTAGCATTCCCTGCGGGTCCAGTGAATCCGGTGGCTCCTGTAGAGCCTGTGGGGCCCGTGGCCCCAGTGTTTGTAGCAGTTCCCATAGGACCTGCCTGACCAGTGGACCCAGTGGCTCCTGTAGGTCCGGTGGATCCGATTTGACCCGTTGCGCCAGTGTTCGTAGCACTTCCTGCGGGTCCTGTCGCTCCTGTTGGCCCGGTGGAGCCTGTTCGACCCGTTGCGCCAGTATTGGTAGCAGTTCCTGCGAGTCCTTGTGGGCCCGTGTTACCTGTAGGCCCTGTGGGGCCGGTTACCCCCGTGGGCCCAGTGTCTCCTAACTCTCCTATCTCTCCTGTGTCACCAATCATACCCGTTGGGCCCGTGTTACCGGTAACCCCTGTTGGGCCCGTAGCACCAGTTGGCCCTGTTGCTCCGGTAATCCCTGTTGGGCCCGTAGCACCTGTTGGCCCTGTGCTACCAGTTGGGCCCGTGCTACCACTTGGCCCTGTGCTACCTGTCGGGCCCGTAGCACCTGTTGCTCCGGTAATCCCTGTTGGCCCTGTAAATCCTGTCGGCCCCGTACTACCCGTAGACATGGTATGGCTTCTATCTATTTCCCTTTAAAAAAGATTGGTAGACACACACGAATGCTACTTCGACTTTGTATCTAACCCTTTTAGATATGCTCGAAAGCCATGTGTTTTCTCTACAAAGTAGGATGATGCGAGAGACACGATAGCAAGCTCATGGAGCTTCTTTTGCTGCGTGGTCATTGAACTCACGTATTTCTCTCCTTCCGGTGTGAGAGGATGGTATGGCAAAGACAGGATTTTCTTGTCAAAGAATGTCTGGCTTTGCTGCTGCATTTTGTACTGTATACTATATGGGTAGAAAACTCCTCAATTTTGACATGCTTAATGAGAATGGCCTGTGTCGCCTTTGATCTCGATGAAACTATAGGAAACTTTCGCCCCATCTGGTACCTCGCATCCTTCTGGAGCATTGACTATATCAATACGACCGAGCAGCGCAACTCTGCGCAGCCATTTACTCCCTCTTCAAGTCTAAAAAGGACTCTTGAGCTGGTAAAAGAAACATTCGCAACCTATCTTCTTCGGGACAAGGAGGTCCTGGATCTCATTATTCGTCCAAACATTGGAGAGCTGCTTATCCCTCTTCTGGCCGCAAAACGGTCCAGACATCTCAAGACAATGATTATCTACTCGAATACAGGAATCTCATACACCATAGAGTTAGCCCAGCGCCTTTTGGAGCAGATGTTTAAGGTACCAAAGATTTTTTCTCTTACAGCAGACTGGTGGCATCCTCTGCGCTCAGCAGATAGAACAGTCGTACAGGGAGGCCTCATTATGCACAAGCGCATTGAAACTCTACAGAAACTCTTTCAAAAGGCGCTCCAGACGAAAAAGAAGATACCACTGGGTAACATCCTCTTTATCGATGAACGGTCGCCTAGACATACTCTTGTTCAGCAGATTCCTGATGGCCTGACCTATCTTGTCCCTACAGAGTTTCGGCCACAGCTGTCCGCCAAGCACAAGGAATATCTCTTGTTCATGGCCTTTGCCGCAATGGAGCAGCATGGGCTGTTCGAAAACAAGGAATATCTCGAGTCAAGATTTTGTCATCGGACAATTCGCCTATCCTACCCGGAAAATGCCGATATTCGCATTGATGGAATTCAAGATCTCTTTGCGGCTGTGACCCACTGTGTAATGAGTGTGGACGGGCTCCCATGGACGCCAGATTCTCCAGCCTTACGGAAGACAGTGCGAGACTTTTTAACACAGGTGAAACCTTAAAGGAGGCCGAGCCGCATCCCCAGTTCTCTCACGATCATAAAGAGCATTCCACCCCATAGAGAATCTGCGATGGCGAACTCCAGGCTATAGTCTTTCAGTGTAGAGAGATTTGTAAAATCATAGACTGCGTATGTGCTGAGTCCAATGAGCCCGGCTTCCGCCGTGGATTTTGACAGTTGGACAAGATATGCTAGTGCGAAATAGACTGGCACGGCGGCGCCCCATCGCATTTCCAGTGGCATACCTCCCTGAATCTTTTTAATCATTGGTTGAACAGTTGATGAGGTAGCATACAGCCAAGGAAGATCGCAGACAATAATCAGCAGCGCAATAGGAATAAGGGTAATGAAGATCTCGAACATTCTACCGTAACCCTCGTTTATATTTAGCCTATCTCTTTATCAGCCTCTAACAAATGGAGCCCACGCTTCGCTTAGAGGGATTTTCCGAATCTCTCCGAGGGAAACGCTCCTTCTATGTCTCAACAAATCCGCTGCAAAGCCAGCTCTTTCTCAAGGGTCGGCTTGCGACACTCAATACGGAAGTTGCACATCGTGGTCGAAAGATTCTTGTGTATCAGGGTCCAACTCTTCCTAAATGGATCATCCAACTCGGTTGGGATGCGGCCTTCCATGTTCGGGATGTTCAAGATATGAAACTCGCCATTACGATGATTCAGCATACGGCACGTCCTACCCGAGTTGTCTGGGCAGGGGCCGAGCCGCCTGCGTCAGTGATGGGGCTCTTCACAAAAATGGACGGCCTCACCGTGATTGGGGTTGGAGAGAAGGCTCCTACGGGAGATTGGCAGGCCATTTTCTGGTCCTCTGAGGCTGCGCAAGAGGATGTGGAGCCAGCCATTCAGGGCCGGATGGGATCAGCAGGGATTACAGGGCTTCGCTCAGTTCTCAAAGAGCTGCGTGGATCCCAGGTGGGACTCATCTGGTCGACGATTGATGAGACGGAGAAACGGGGCGCCTTGTACTGGTACGATCCGTCAGAAGGAGCTGAACAAGGAGCCACCCTGGATCTAGCAGAAGCCGCAGCAACTCTTACAGAAGTGATTGCGTATTTGCGTCGATAGTCTTTTGCCATAAGACAGATATCCCGGGGTCTAGTTATTTTAGCATAACACGATAGGAATGTATAGAAATAAACGATACTATATACTCTATACAGTAATATTGTTAATCGTACTTGTATTACTCTTTCACCTACCCTTAACCCAATACACATCGATCAACACACATCCAATGCCCCCAACACTGGTGATTAATCTGGATTCACGCCCAGATAAGATGATTCAAACCAAAGAGGAGTTTAGCTACTGGCCTTCGCCCCTTGAACGTATAGCAGCTATACAGTATAGTCCCGGTTGGAAAGGATGCGCTGCTTCGCATCTAAAATCCATTCGACTTGCTAAAGAGCGAGATTACCCTTGGGTTATTATTATAGAGGATGACTGCATCTTAATGCCTGGAGCCCAAGCACAGCTTCAAGCATTATTACCCTACTTATGGGAGACTAGGGAGCGTTGGGATATATTTTATGGGGGGACTACATTTCTTACCTATCAGTCCCGTATAGAAACAACTCCACCGATATATGAAGTTCGTGGATTTACAACCCATTTTTGCCTTATTCATAAGGGTACCTATGATACTATTTTAAATAATCAGCCGAAAGATGTATCGAAAATAAAAATCCCTATTGATGTGTATTACTCGGAGCAGTTGCGCATTTGGACTACCACACCATTTTTTGCAAAACAGCGTCCAGGAAAGAGTGATATTAACAAGTCTTTAGACGTGGATTACAACAGTGGATTTGACACAGCGGAACAACTACTCCTGTCTTAGAGGCCCTATTCCTCTTTTTTAAAGAAGTATTATAGGTAGAATGGTTGTCAAATCCACCGCAGACTATATTAGCTCCATGACACCAACGGGAGCTTCCCTCTATATGCTCATCTTTATGGGCGTTGTGTTGGTATCCTTAGCGATTGTTGGAGACGTTCAGATTCCTCCATATCTATATGTGCTGGCTCTCTCTGCATTTACCATTTGGCTAATCTATGTCAAACTGATTGTTCCGAATCCTCTACAGTTATAGGGCCGACTAAAGTCCGACGAGCAGGGCTTTCCCCAAGATCATAAGATCTGCAACAAAGAAGGAATAGCACCATCGTGAGCCAAAGGAATCATAGAGTATGGTAGTCATCCAGAGTATAAATGCAATACCCATAATCCCGTAGCGGAAGAAGGCATCCGGAAACCAGAAAAAGGGAAAGAAGATAAATATCATCACCAGAGTCCGACACAGGATTCGGAAAGGGTAGTTCATTTCTTTGGTATGATTTCCGCACCAGATAAGATAGCCCTCACTGTCTACCTCATTTTCATCGCACTGGTTGATGTAGACGTAAAACATACCAATAATGACCATAAGAAGAAATACTTCATAGAGCGGCATACGTTTATTATAATAATATACGTAGCCTAGATATGCGGTAAGATACTGAGCAGCTAAGACGGTTGGAACTCCGAAGCGGGTCCAGTCAAGAGAGGGTTCTCCCTGGGATTTCTTGTACCAGATCATGGCGTCGATAAACTGCATACTGCCTACGGCAATAATGAGGGAACCCACCCAAATATATTTTGGTTTTCCAGTCAGCACGAGTACTGCGCCAGTAAAATAGCTCAGTACCCCTGAAAATAATGAATCCTCTATACTTTTACACATACCTATTAGTTCTTGAGCTTTCCTCGCAAGCTCCTCAAGCTGTCGAAATAACTCCGTTATTTCTTGAACAGTTTAAAAGTCCCCTTCTTCGCCTTGTAGCCCGCCTTAGTCAGACGCTTCAGTGCCTTCTTGCCCGCCGCATGCTTCTTCTTGGATACAATGCGCCCCTTCTTAGTCTTCATCAGGTCCTTACGGGTCAGCCCACCGCTGGTGTGCTTGGCAGACCCATGCCACACCTGAGCCTTGGTGCCCACAGCAGGCGTCTTTGCGCCACCAGCCATGTTATTCTTGCGTGTGGAGTTCATTATATAGTATACGCAGAAATTACATTTGAAGTCTCGGGACCTTTCCAGCCAAAATCTCTGCCTGTAGCCGCTCCATCTCCTTTGGACTATAGACTCCAGCAAAATGAACAAGAAAGCAGCCCGGAGTCCAGAGCGCCTGTCCAGGAAGGCCACGCAAATACGCATTGAACCGGATATGCTGTCCTGTAATCTCTGTGTGGGCTAGGTCAGCCGGAATAGTCTCCAGCAGCCGAATCATCGCCGCATTCTCCCACCAGATATGGTAGAGCAGGTCATTCTGCTGACCAACTCGGACCCACCAGTCTCTCAGCCAAGACGAGTTCCGCATCAAGATATTTCCTGAATTAATATGCCCGCAGGCGTCAATCGTCATCAGAAGATCCTTCTTCTCAGGAAGAAGGGATGCCACCTGTTCCTCAAGCCGTAGATCTGCATTCGTAATCAAGACATCGGCATCGGACAGAAAAATCAGTTCTCCATCGGGAAGCTGTGAAAGCACATCGAGTACAAAGCCGACCTTGGACCATGGAATGGGCTTACTTCTGTCCCAGAACTCTTCGCCCCCTTCGATGTAGGTATATCCGTGCTTGGTTGCATAGTCCCGCTTCGAGGTGAGCGCAGGAGCCAAGGCCTTCCGGAAATCTGCTCCAATAGCGAGTGTGAGTATATGCATTCCTATCGTATTTTTGCTTCTATTCTTTATACGGCCTAGAGCAGATGAGCAGTGACGCAAAACAGTGCCCGTGGTGCGAGCGCTGGGCTCTGAAAGATGCGGCATGTAACTACATCTTTGCATGTGGACTTGAGACGGGGGGCAGCTTTACGATTGGGGCTGGCTGCGGGAGATCCTGGTGCTGGGAATGCGGCAAGAAGTTCTGTTCTCTCTATATCGACCCTACGACGGGTAAAAAGGTCCCAGGCGCAAAAGAGACTCATGGGGCCTGCTGTTCTAGCGCCCAAGAAGAAGGATTCTCTAGAGAGGCCTACTGCTGTGGCGGTCATAACAGTCATTGTGAGAAGCGCTGGTAATAAGCGTAGCGTTAATAAGCGTAGCGTTAATAAGCGTAGCGTTAATAAGCGTCCTAGCCAAACACCTGAAGAACCACTAGTCCAGAACCACCCGATCCTGCAGTAAAGATACTACGAAGCACTAAGCCACCAGTTCCGCCATTTCCTGTATTTGCTACTGGGGTAGTAACAGTTGATACGCCAAGAGTACCACCTGTTCCTCCAACTCCGTAGGATATGCTCGCTCCAGACCTTACTACAGGAAATGAAAGAGGAGTTCCTGCTCCACCTGCTCCTCCTTGGGTTGTCCTATTCTTTCCGCCATTTCCAAGCGATCCTCCTCCCCCGCCACCACCGTTATTTACTCCTTGAAATCCACCCTGAGATACTGACGATTCTGTTGCAGCTAGGCCTCCAAATCCGTATGGATTTGTAACAACTACACCATTGAATGTTATAGGAGCCACAAGAGATGCTCCCCTGCCGCCAAGCGCTGTAAATGTAGAAAAACTAGAATTTCCTCCAGGGTAACCAAATCTATTGCGTGCATCGGCCGGGGCTCCTCCTGCTCCCACAGTTATTGTATATGGGGTTCCTGGCATAACAGAATAGCTTCCAGTAACCACTTGTCCCCCTCCGCCGCCGCCGCCGCCAGTACTACCCCCCCCCCCACCGCCACCACCCCCTACCAGCCAATACGTTACTGATCTCGCTGCGGCAGGTGCAGTCCATGTGGTTGTACCAACCGTCGTAAATGCTAGATAGAGTAGTGTTGGATTCAGTGGTATAGATGGAGGAGGTGTAGCATAGAACTCAATAACGACGAGTCCAGAACCACCTGCTCCTCCATTGCTTCCAGCAACTATCAGTTTCTGCGTACTTACACCCCCACCACCATTTCCTGTATTTTCTGCGCCATCAGGACCATCACGAGCAGTAGTAACTTGACCTGCTCCTCCACTTCCTCCAACTCCATACAGTATAGTAGCTCCAGAACTAATGATAGGAAATGAAAGAGGAGTTCCTGCTCCACCTGCGCCTCTTTGCGTCAGCGTACCATTTTCGCCATTCCCAAGGGATCCTCCCCCTCCACCCGCATTTGCCGTAGGTGGTGCGAGACCTTCCTGGTAGGGTGCGGATTTTCCACCTGTAGATGCTGAGGATCCCGATGCAGCTCTACCTCCACTTCTATCTTGAGTTGTATCAAACTTGTCATTAGTCCCTATAGCACCCCCACCACCCAGGGCCACGACTGTATGAAAACTAGAATTCCCTCCAGGATACCCTCGATACGTTATGGCATCGTATACCCCTCCTGCACCTACAGTTATAGCATATGATGTTCCTGGGACAACACTATAGGTTCCAGTAATAACTTGTCCTCCTCCTCCGCCTCCGGATGGATAATAGCTTCCCATACCAGCGCCACCAGCACCTACAAGTGAATATCTTACTGATGTTGTTCCTGCTGGTGCTGTCCACGTCCTTGTACCAGTATTCTTAAAGGCCACATAGGTGAGTTCTTTAGGAGGCGGAGGTATCACTGGTGGCACTGGTATCTCTGGTGGAGCTGGAGTAAGAACAACATTCAGTAAGGGTTGTACATAGTTTCCAGCAGACGCATACGAGAGATTCGGAACAGGTCCTGTCATATGGACTTTGACCGTATTGGAGTTAATATCTTGAGAACGTTGTACAGCAAAGTTTGTTAATGTCCGAATAATCGTAGTCTGCGTCAACCAGGAACTGTTAAAGTTTTGTTTGTTCTTGTTCCTATTCATCTGTCCTTTGGATCTAAAAAATTGAAGCCCCCGGCGCCCCAGCAGCGAGGTACACATGCCGTACGCCTATCAAAAGAATGCCGCTGGCGAGTTTGTGTGCACCATCTGTTCAGAGGTCAAGAAGAATCAGAACACCATGCACTATCACATGAAGAAACATGAGGGGCATCTGCCCTTTAGTTGCGCAACATGTAAGAAAGAGTTTCTCCATGCACAGACACTGGCTGTCCATATCGCCGCCAAGCATTCCAAAGAGGATACGGCGATGCTGAAGTGTCCCTGTTGCCCATACAAGACTCTTACAAAGGCAAACAGGATTCTACACTTTATGCGTAAACATTGTACAGAGGAGGTTGAGCGCCTCGCAATCAAGGAGTCGACCTGCCCCACCTGTCAAAAAGTCTGTAACAGTAGCGCAGCTCTTCTCTATCATTTATCTACAGGCTGTATTGAGCTCCCTGTAGAGAAACAGACATTCTTGACCGAACTGATGGCGTAGTCTTGACAACAGATGTGTTTTTTACAACTCCTTGGTATGAATAAATGTCTGAGAAATCACAATGAGTTTATAGAGGTGGAATCCGAGGGCGCCAAAAGCGGTGATCAGAAGCATATCATATGCGGGGCGTTCCGTTCGTTTTGCGTAATATCCAATCCAGAGCATCAGTGGCGCAATCAATAAGACATGAATCAAGTTTACCCAGACTACCGGGGAAGCAGCTATAAGACGTGATATCGCCTTATAGCCGTGATACAAGAGAAGGACAATCCCTGTTCCGAACAGGACAGAATACATCCATTCAGGGGTTGCAGCTCGGTTGAACCCTATAAAGAGGAAAAAGGGCACAATAACCGTAACATGTAGAATAACAATGAGAAAGTATTTATCCATGTATCTGTATCAACCATGAGAAAGTTTCTTCTCAAGAATCTTCACCAGGCCGGCGGCATGTTCAATCGCTCCTTCAGACCATGCTTGCCGAAGAGAAAAGGATTCCCCGCAGACGTGTATGCTAGGCATACTGGGAAAGGGTTGATATGCTTCTCGAGACACTGTGGCCGGATCGTAGGTACCAGGGAGCCAATAGGTGACTCCATTCTCCCAGTAGTGAGCTTTGACAAACGTGGGTCCAGGAATGGTGGGCTTCAGAAGCCGCCGAAGTTGGTCTACGATTTCTTCACTGACCTTTTTTTCTCCCACGGCATCCAGCTTTTCTTTCCAGAACTCGGCGTCTTGAGAATCTGTATAAGAGATTTGTACTACGCCAATCGCAGGATTTCCAGGAATCATGTACCGGATAGGCTCGGGTGTAACCATGCGCCCAATATCTTCTGTCCAGAGTTTGCCTCCCTCTAAAGGAAATACTCCGTAGAAACGGAGAAGAGGTTTCATTGCGACACGGGTCAGCCCTTTCCATTTGGAAAATGGGCGAATGGCCTTCAATGCAACAGATGGAACAGCCGCAATACAGTGGCGGCCTTTTAGCATCACTGGCTCACCTTCTACAGAGCAGGTAACCGTCACCACAGCCTTGTCCTGCGCAACTTCCACACAGGTGTGTCCGGTGAGAATCTTCCCTCCCTTTCGCTCAATATCTCCACGCATACCCTCTATGATGGCTGAAAACCCTTCTCCACAGATTCCAAACTTTTCCTTCGGCCCCATCTCATGACGAAAGGTCTCAAGCGCCAGATCAGCACGCAGGGTATCCACTTCTCCACGATACGGATATCTCAGTAAATAGTCATCGGCTATCTTGGGCCCGTGAACCTTGGTTAGCAGCTCTCGGATAGTATGCTTGGCCAACTCTTCTGCTGGCAAGCCTTCCAAGGCCCGGAAAAAGAGGGAGAGTCCGGGCTCGAACTGACCCTCCTCCAAAGGTTGCCCATAGTCTCCTACAAACTTTGGTGCTCCTCCAATCGGCACCCAGGTCAACTTGTATTTGCGCATAAGTTCACGGATGTGGGTGTGATGTTCTGAAATACGGCCAGCCCCCGCCTCCCATTGGAGGTCGACACCATCAATCTTCTGTTTGAATGTTGTGGTGCGACCACCGAGTTCCTTGTACTTTTCTACAATCACTATGCGTCGCCCTTTCTTCTGTAGCTGGAGCCCAGCATAGAGCCCCGCAATACCGGAGCCTACGATGATGACATCGTAGGATTCAGTATCCATCTTGCTTGAAGGTCTGATTATTTAGCAGGAGCAGGAGGACTCAGGGCGAGCAGCGCCTGTCCCCCCACCCACTCAATCACCTTCTGAGTATTATTCGAGCTGAAGGTGCCGACCACCTTCTTGTTGCTCACGATGATGAAGGTAGGCACGCTGCGCACGCCACAGTATCCAGGAGTATAGTCATTCTGGTCAATGTCGCACTTCAGCCAGTTTGCGCCGGGAACGGCCGCCTCTATTGCTTCTACGTCCAGTGCGCGGCAGGGCCCACACCACTTTGCCGTAAAGTAAATCACGGTGAAGTGGGGAAGCACCACGCCAGGCTCGGGCTCTTGGAGGCCAATCAGTTGCTCGAACTCAATATGAGAGATGAGAAGCTTCATTTATACACTCCCACGAGATAGTTTCTTGTTTCGCATTACCGCAAGGCTGATTCCGATCAAGGAAGCGATGGTCAACGAACCCAAAAAGATTGTACTCTCATCCGTATCCACTACGCCACCGCCTCCCTGTGTTATTGGCATCTCATCCCGTGTATTGTCGAGTGTGGCCTGTATAACCTTGTTCATATCCGGAAGCGGAGTCGATCCCCCCTTCTGCTTTGGCACCGGTTTTGCCTTGCCGCCACCGGCCTGATTGACATCGACAAACAGCTTGTTTACCTGCGTTAGGGCACCGGGTAAAGCATAAATGCCAGCAACCCCTACTGTCGCAATAATCCCCAGAATCGTTCCTATCGTGGTAACTCCCCAACCAGCCCATGAGCTCAAGACTGGTTGAATTTCCGGTGGAATCGCACTGGATATTTCCAGGTACCAAGGATAGATAAATAAAAACATCATTCCCGTGATTGTCGCAGTCATATGACCATAGGATATCTGTGGCTTGTTTGTAAGAGGGTCTTCTTTGTACAGGGGAAAGCCATCTTCATCCTGAAGAGGCACGCCACTTGCGTCTGTTTCAGGAATCTTGAATCCAATATCAGAAGGGGTCAATGATTTTGGCAAACATTCTGGAGGCGGCTTTGGCGCCTTCAGCTTTTTCTTCTTTGCGGCCGCAGTGGCTGCGGCGGCCGCATCTTCCCCTGTCACATATATGGGGTCCCCATTCTCATTCGTTTCTACCGTCAGAAGCACATTGCCATTTGAGTCCGTTTGGTCTACCTTCAACCTATTCGCAAGCTTTGTTAGCTCGTTATCGGCAATGTTTGTATTCAAAAACTTGTTTATAAACGGAAGCTTATACCCTTCACGTGAGAAGTGTGGAGAATAGGTCTGTACGATATCAAATGTAAACCAAGGATTCGCATACTTAATAAATGATTTTACATAGGGTAGCCACCATTGACCGGGATAGGACTTGCTTAAGAGAAAGTACAGCCCCTTCAAGAGTTGATTGGAGCCGAACTTTGCTCCCGCCCACCCCATGGACCCTGATACGAGAAGATTTGCGCCGTTCGACCCCAAGGTGTAAAACGCTGAAAATACCATCGCAGAGATTGCTTGATATAAGGGGCCCAGCCCAGGAATCAAGGCAAACAAGGGTTGAAACGCCGCAAACGGGAAAATGCCCGTTAATAGCCTGTGTGCCCATAATGGAATGGGTTTATTAAAGATTCCTTGTACGTAGCTTTTCCCAGCAGCTTCGCCTGATGGCGCAGAGCTCTCCGCCGCTTTCGCTTTTGCGAATCCCATCGCAGCATCTGCTGCGCTTGAATCTACTCCGGGTATTGCCGGCAGCCCTTGTGGCACTGCAGGTAGTCCTGGTATTCCTGCGATTCCTGCCATTCCTAATCATACATCCTACCTAAATCTTGAAGAGAAGCCCCGCAAATCCATTCACTACACGCAAGACATTGTGGTTTCTCGCATACACCACCACATGAGCCTTCCCCCGATTTGGCGCATAGGATGGATTGGTAATCTGTCGAGTAATGGGGTTTCCATTGCCATCTAAGAGAGGTGCACCGGTTGGATCTACAACGGGAATCGTCAGCGTCGTTGGCTCGTTTGAATCTGGGCGAAGATTCAGCATCAGATTCATATTATCAATACGGCTCGCATTCAGAGACCCTGATGGCTGCATTTCCTCCGGCCGGAGTGCGAAACTATAGAGATAGATAAAGTTCTTTACATCCGTACTCGTGTGGTACTGGTAGGGCTGAACCATACGGAAGTATCCTGCGTCTCTGGCGTCAAAGCGATCGTATCCATCAATCTGGAGTGTCCCATCCTGGAGCATGTCTCGGGAAATCCCCGCCTCGAAAGCGGAGGTAGAGCCAAAGTTAAACCACTCGTGCGTATTCTTCATAATCTCACGCTGAATGACCCAAAAGAGTTCCCGAATGGGATGATTGAATTCAAGGCGAACATTCATGATATTGATTCCTTCCGGAATAGATACCTGTGGTGTGTACTGAATCTGTTCAATGAGATATTCGTGCGTGTTTGCGACGAAGCGACGGCGCTCCTCACGGTCAAGGTAGACATAGTCACCCCACAGTCGAACATCGACAATCTTCGTTGGCAGTGGCTGTAACGTACTACAGCTATCTGCCGTGTTTGTGTTGGAGATCAAGGAGCCCAGATCCCGAATCTTCATGTTGATGCGGATAGGGTGATATTGCATCGCAAGAAGCGGAAGATAGAGACCCGGGTTCTTATTAAACCAGAACTGGAGGGGGATGTAGAGTTTGGTTGCGCCATATTTGTATCCTCCTACGGAACAACTTGGTGAGGGCACCACTGCTGGTGGCGCATTCAACCCATCTACACGGCCAATCATGTTGTTGAGAGCATCAAGCTGGCTGGCGGGAGTCGATACTGTTGACCAGATTTGCATCCATTCTCCGGTCTGCTTGTCGATTTCTTGTTCGCCGATTTCCAGAGAAATCTCTTCAATCAAGGCGTAGCCAATGGAATTCACATAGACGCCGGACGAACCATCGCTCATTGTGACAAAGGGAAGAACAATCTCCAAAATGATTGGGCCAAGAAGGTCGCCCCGACGAGGCACGAGTGCCGTAACCCTTTTTCCGAAATCAGGATCCCCGTCAAAATAAATCTGCTGCGACTCTATTGCAAAGTTTGTATAGCGGCGATACACCATTTTAAACCATGTTATCTGTGGATTTCCGGTAAGAAAGACATCCTGCTTTCCTTGCGCAACAAGCTGTAATAATCCACCACCACCAGGCATTCTAGTGTATCGTGCGACTTATTCAGTGGATGCTATTCTTATCTTTAACCAGAAGCGCACATGAGTGACTTTATTCAACAGGCAGTCTATTCGATTAACTCTAACACTGGCACACCTTATCCTGCGAATACGATGCAAGTCGCAGATGGAAATGGTACACGAGTATGGCAAGACGTATTTCAGACGATTAGTAGTCAGAGCGGTCAGGGTGGCAGTGCGATTGGATATCTTCCCTCGACCTTTAATCGAATCTACGGAATCGCTTCTTCCCTGTCCACCATCATTGCTACCAGCTATTCAACACTCTCCACCCAGATTGGTATGGGGGGAATACCGGGTAGCATCACTACGGGCCAACTACAAAGTACAGTAACATGGGTTCAGGTCACCTCCAAATACATCAGCACGGGGGATTTAACCAGTAGTATGACGCCATTTTTGAATGGTTCTCTTTCCTTCATGTCAAACATTCAAAGCACAGTTATAGGGTTGGGATCCGCAAGATATATCAGCTCGCCAACGCTACTCAGCACAACGACCGGTATGAACAGAGAGAGATTTTCTACAGTGGTTGGTCTCGGCTCCTACGGGTATGTAAGCAGCCTTTCCCTCCAGAGTACTGTCACGAATCTTGGTCAACTTTCCTATATCAGTTCACCGGCACTCGTGAGCAGCATGACGGGGCTCTTGTATCCGGCCACATCCCCTGGAGGGTCACTTGGAGTGATTGTAACCGGAACTGCCGAGCCCCCCTTTGTTAACTTTAATACCGTGATTAGCCAGTATCTTACAAGCACAAACTATTTCAATCAGACGAATGCAGGAACCTATGGTGTAGTGTTTGGAGCAAGCCTGCCCAGCACAACGTCTGGATTGATTCGATCTCTTGGGTCGCTCAACTATGTGAGTACGGCGACCCTCCAAAGCACAAGTCAAGGAATCCAAGCGGCGAAACAGAACATCTTTATTGACCGGTCAGGTGCAACAAACATCTACAACTCGCAAGTGTTCATTTCTTCCGTAAGTGCAATCACCTTTCTCAGCAGTTTCATTGAATCCTCCATCGTGTACAAGGGGCAGAATGGGGGCCTCAC